TCAACGGACGCCGAGCAGATGGCCGTCGGCTGCGTCCACCCTGACGCGCGCGACCTTGCCGTCCGTGTTGAGCAAAGTGAGTTCATAGGCGAGGCTTTCGCCATAGGTGCACAGACGGTAGTCGATCACCTCTCCGGACCATGCGTCGCGCGCCGAGCGCACCGCCTGCGCCAGCGTCACCGCGCGTTTGGCGATGATGGCGCGCCGTGCGTCGCGTGCGGACATACAATCGGTGCCGCCGGTCGGGTCGCCGCCGCGGGCCATGGCGCGGGACCGCTCCAGGCCCTCCAATCGAGGGTCGGCCGCGCGGGCTGCGGCGCGCGCCCGGTCGAGGTCGTCGCCGGGAGCCTCGCTGGCGCGGGCGGCGGCGCGGGCGCGCTCGAGGTCGTGCTCATCGCCCCGTGGGTCGCGCCCGGGCGGTCGTCCCCGGTCATCAGCCGAGCGGCGGCCGTCATCCGGGCTGCGGCGGTCGTCCGGGCCGCGGCGGTCGTCCGGGCCGCGGCGGTCGTCCGGCGCGCGCGGGCCGTCGTCGCGAACGAGCCGCGGCGCGTCGTCGGCGGCGACCGGCGTCCCGCAGACCGCCAGGGCGGCGATCAACGCTGCTGCAAAGGACCGGAACATGACGGCTATTTCTCAGGTCTCCGCGCTGAACCCGCGATGAATGGGCGGGCTCGTCCGGCCGCCACGCAGGAGATGGTAAGCCCCCGCGGGCCGCCGGCCAGTGGTTAGCCGGGCGGCATGCGCGCGCGCTCGACGCGATCGAGCCGCTCGCGCAGATCGATGATCACGTCGCGCGCGCCGTAGATCGACCCGAGCGCCTGTTTGAGGTCGTCGATCTGACGCTGGACGGATTGCAGCGCGAGATCCTGCGACCGCCAGCGCTCCTGATGCTCGCCCCGCGGCACCACCGCGGCCTGCGCCTCTCTGGCCTGGGTTTCCAGCGCTTTGAGCATGCCGTCGACCCGTGCGAACCGGGCGTCCATGTCCTGCCGGTTGACCAGCCGGTTGTTCTCGTAGGTCGCCTTGAAGTCGCCAAAGGTGGCGAGCGGCGTGGCTTCGGCGGCGTCGCGCTCCAGCCGGCGGATGGCGTCGTCGACCGGGGTCTTGGCGAGCTGGCCGCCCGCGATCACAATCGCGAGCACGACGCCCATCGCCGAGACGATCGTGGCCCAGGGGGTGCGGGAGCGCTCGTCGAGCTTGGCCGCGAGCGCCGAAAGCTGCGCCGAGACATCGCCGATCCGTCCGGTGAACAGCTGGTTGAGGTCCTGAACCCCGCGCTCGAGGCCGTAAACCCGCTGTTCCAGCGCCGCGAGCTTGGCGTCGCCCCGCACATAGGATGCAGCGCCCCGCGTCGTATGCGTCGGCGAGCTCATCGTCAGCCGAGCGGTCGGGTGGTCGTCTCGCGGCCGTACCAGGCGTAAGCCGCGCCGGCGAGCGAGACGAGCGTCGACACCGCGGTCGCGGCGTCTCCCTCGGCGAGCTCGACGCCGGCGAGCCGCGCGAGCGCCACGACCAGCGGCGCGCCGGCCGCGATCAGGACGCCGCGCAGCCTCTGGCTTTTCAGCCGCGGGACCGGATCGAGCGCCGGCGCGATGCGCGGATCGGCGACCACCTCATCCGCCACCCGCCGCGCCTTGGCGATGGCCTTCCCCGGCGTCGCCTCGCCGACGACCGCGGCCTCTCGGATAATTCCTGCCGCGGCGTCGGCCACCACGCTCTGCAGCTTCGACTTCGTGATCGCCTTGGACATGGCGCTTCCTTTCCTTCCGCTGGACGGATGAATTCGGGCTCAGGCCTCGTTGCGGCTGGTCGGGCCGCCGGCTGCGACCAGCACGGCGCGTGCGGCAGGCGCGGCGAAGCTCTTCGGCCAGCGGATCGCGAGCAGACGGGACTTGGCGATCCAGCTCTCATTGACCGCGTTGGACTGGTTGCCGCCGAGCACGCGGAAGCGGCTCGTGTCCTCGCCGACATAGAAGCCGACATGGCCGCCGCCGGTCCGCGAGAACACCAGCACGGCGCCTGGCGCCGGCCGCGACAGCGCGACGCCGAAGCTCGCCCAGGCGCGCGCCTGCAGCGCGTTCGCCGGCAGCGGCTCCTCGGGCAGCGTCGCGGCGATCTGGCCATGCACGAAGGCGCCGCACCAGGGCGTGTCGTCGTCCCGGTACCAGTCGGCGATCGCCTGTCCCCAGGCGAGGATGCGGGCGTTGGAGCGGGGGCCGGCGATCTCCGTCAGCCCCATCCAGCGCCGCGCCTCGATCAGCCACGGCGGCTCGAGCGCGATGGCGCCGGACGCGGCGCCGAGCGCAGCCAGCGTCTTCGGACCCACAATCGCGTCCGGAACGAGGCCGCGCGTGCGCTGAAACGCCGTCAGCGCCGCGATGGTGCGGCGGCCCCAGACGCCGTCGAGCGGCCCTGGATCGAAGCCGAGCGCAGAGAGCCGCCGCTGGAGGTCCAGCACGTTCATGGGAAGTCTCCGATCTAAGGGGAGCTTTCAGGCGCGGGCGCCGCGGGGCCGCTCAGGCGTAGGCGATCACCCAGGCTTCGCCGCGCGCCCCGTTGCCGCCGCGGCCGGAGGAGAAGCCGTTGCGCGCCGCGCCGCCGCCGCCGCCCGCCCCTCCCGGCGCGCCGCCGTCGCCACCGCGGCCGCCGTTCCCGGTCGCGGAGGCGCCGCCGCCCCCGCCCGAGACGCCGCCGCCCAGCAGGGCCGGGAGCGAGGGGCCGACGGCGCCGTCTCCTCCGTCGGCCCCGGCTGCGCCGCCGGCCGCGGTCTGTGAATAGAAGCCGAGGCCGGACGAGGTGGCGCCGCTCGCCTGACCCACGCTCGGGACGTCGCCAGTCGACAGGCGTCCGCCGCCGCCCGCGCCGCCCGAATAGCGGCCTGCCCCGACCCCGCCAGCGACGGCGGCGGCCGAATAGCCCCCGGCGCCGCCGGAGATGTCGTTGGCCGGAGGCACGAAGCGGCTGCCTGCGGCGACGCCGGCGGCTCCGACGGCCGCAAGGCCGCCTCCGCCTCCGGGAGAAGCGCCGTTGGCGAAGGCCCGCAGCAGCGTCCCGAAAGTCGTGTGGCCGCCGCTCGCGCCCGAAAGGCCGGCAGACGACGCCGCGCTCTGCGCCGCCCCGCCCGCGCCGCCTGCCCCAATCCCGACTGCGACGGTCGCCGGCAGATCCGCGGCGGAGAACACCGCCTCCACCCAGGTTCCCGGCGCGCCGCCCCCGCCGCCCGCGGTCTGCACGCCCGCCGCGCCTGTCGCGCCCGAACCGCCGCCCGCTCCGCCGCTGCACAGCATGACGCGCACCCAATTCGCCCAGGCGGGTTTGGTCCACGTCCCCGAGGCGGTGAACTTGTCGACCTGGTGGCGCGGCGTCTGCGGCAGACTGACGGCGCCGCTCGCCGGATCGACCGAGATCGCGGTCGTCCAGGCGGCGCCGTCCGCCGACACCTTGAGGCTGAGCGCGTCGGAGCCGGCCAGCCCGAACTCGGCGCGCCCGGAATAGGCGTCCTGCAGCAGCAGGCTTGCGGTGTCGCCGGCGCTCGCCTTGTTGAGCTTGAGCTGGACGCCCGCGCCCGCATGGCTGAGCAGAACGGCTTCGGAGGCGACGGCGAGCCGGTTGACGTCGTCGGCCGCAGTCGAGACGCCAAGCTTCGCAAGCCCCTCGAGCGAAGCGAGCGCGCCGAGCGCGCCCACCCAGACGCCGTCCAAATAGGCCAGCAGGACGGACTCCGCCGCCACATAGGCGAGCCAGCCCTGCTTTGGCGCGATCATGACCCATTGGCCGTCGAGGAACGCGGCGATCTCGCCGTCATGGCCGGCCCAGACGCCCGCCGCCCCGTCGGCTACGATGTGGCGCTCGCCTTCGACCGGATCGGCGGGCGGCGAAACAAGCGTGCGGTCAAGCACGCCGAGCTGCACCAGCGCGTCGAGCCGCCGGAAGGTCTCGTTGACGGTGACGTGCTTCTGCGCCTGCGCGGGCGCGAGATAGGTCAGGCCGAGATGCGGGCTCTGGCTCATGGGCAGGCTCCGGTGAAGCAGGTAAGGCCGGGCGGTTGAAGGCGGATGATCGCTACGGCGTCAGCGTGGCGCGGGCGGTGAGGCCCGGGCCGACGGTCGCAGAGAGCTGGCGGACGACGATCTCGAGCGTCGCGGGCTCAGCGCCGAAGTCCGCAAGCTGCTGATCGTGCAGGTACACGGCACTCGGCGTCACGGTCGAAATCGTCCGCACCGGGACGCCCGCGTCGAGGATCTGCGCCTCATAGGCTTCGCTGTCCTCGCCGAGCCGCACGTCCCGGATCTCGAAATCATCGCCGCCAAGGCGGGTGCGGCGGATCCAGCTCAGCGTCACGTCGCCGGTATCGAAGTCGCGCCGGGCCGATAGATGGACCGGCGCAAGCGGCATGAGACCGCGCGCGCCCATCGCGGCCTCGACCTGCACGAAAGTGGCGTCGTCGCGCGGCCGGCTGACCGGGCCGGCGCGCCACGCGACTGGCCGCCCGCGAGCGGCTTCGGGCGCGGCGGAAGAGGGCGTGCGGGCGTCGATCAGCACGAAGGCCGCGCCTTCCGGCGTCGGGTCGCCGATCGCGTCCTCCGTCCCGGCCTGGCCGCGCAGCAGTCCCGTCAGGCGATAGCGCCCCGGACCGATCAGCTCCGCGGAGCAGAACTGCAGAACCTCCCAGGCGCCGGAGGGGCTGCGCACGGCTGCGGCGTTGGCGCCGTTCAGCACGGCGGCCTCGCCCCGGCTTTCCAGCGTCCGGTCCGGCCCGACCTCGACCTCCAGCGCATTGGCGCGGTCGAACCGCCCGCTGTCATGGCGGCCGAGCGGCGCCGTAAGCTGGCCGATCACGGCCGGCTGCGGCAGCGTCTGCTCATAGACGAACGCGTCCCCGCCGTCCGAGCGATAGACCGCGACCGGCGTCCAGGGCTTGGCGTAGGCCGCGAGGCGCGGCGCGTGCGGCGGCTCGTCACCAGCGAGCAGCGGCAGGTCGATGACCTCGAAGGCCGGCGCAACGGGGCGGGCCGGCTCCGGCGGGGGCCGGCGCTCGACCGCGGTCGCCTCGACGTCGCGCGCGCCGGGATCGAAGCGCGTCGCCTTCACGGGGCGCGAAAACTCCTCGCCGACGCTGTCGAGCCGCAGCAGCATGGCGCGGCCCTGCGCCGAAAAGGTCACGAGGTAGCCGGGCTCGAGCGCCAGCCGGCTCGGCGGCAGCGCCCACTCGGCCCGCTCGCGGCCGACCGAGGCTTCGATCAGCATGCCGTCTGCAAGCGCCTGAGCCTCCTCGGACGGCAGCGCGAGCGCGAAGGCCGCCTCCGCGACCGCCCTCCCCTCGCCGGCGAGCCGGCGCGCCTCGACCGCGCTCTGGCGATAGTCCGCCTCGGGGTCGATATGCGTCAGCTTGAGCGCGCGCGGGGCCTCCGAGGCCTGGCCGCGCGTCAGCCGGTAGAGCCGCTTGTCGGCGCCCGGATCGATCAGGTCCGCCGGCGCCAGCTGCGCCGCGGCCACGGGCGCCGCGTTCGAGAAGCGCAGCGCGGCGCCGCTCGCCTGCGCGATCGCCCCATAGGCGTCGAGCAGCGGCTCGAGCGCCTCGCGCGGGCTCATCACCGCGTCGAGCGCATAGCCGCGCACGAGGCCCTCGAGATCGTCGATGTCGAGCGCCGCGCCGAGGCCGCCGCCGATGTCCTGCACGACGTCGCGCAGCGCCGCGAAGCCCAGCCGGCCGGTGAGCCAATGGCCGAGCCGCCAGTTCTCCGCGTCGGCCCAGACGTCGTGTCGCAACGGAAAGGCCGCGTGCGGGCGCGCATCCCAGGTCCAGACGAAGATCCGCGCAGGATCGATCATGCGCGCGCCGGTCAGGGCCGAGACCGGATTGTCGCCGCTCTCCGGCGCCCAGTGCTGGAGCTGGGCGGTCAGGCAGGCGCGCTGCGCAAGGTCGTCGCGGCGACCGTTCGAGAAGTGGGGAATGGCGGATTCGGCCGACTTCGCGTCGACGAAGACGTTGGGCTGGTTCGGCCCGCGGTCGACCGCCGGGCAGCCGATCTCGCAGAACACGATCGGCTTCGACTGCGGGACCCAGGCGGTTGACGTGGCGGCGCGGACGCCGCCCGGCCGGTCATGATGCGGGTTCGCCCACCAGCCGCGGAAATCCTTGAAACGGAAGACCCAGTGCTCGCCATGCGCCGTGTCGACGATCGGGGTGCGGTTCTGGGCGAGGCGGTCGGCGGAGCTGGCGTAGAACCAGTCGAAGCCCTCGCCGCCCTGGACATTGGCGTCGAGATAGGCGGGGTCGCGCGGGCCTCGCCAGCCGGCTTCCGCGTCCAGATGGCCCGGGCCCTCGCGCCAGTCCGCCAGCGGCGCGTAATTGTCGACGCCGACGAAGTCGATGTTCTCGTCCGCCCACAGCGGATCGAGGTGGAAGATGACGTCGCCGGAGCCGTCGTCCGGGCGATGGTTGGCGTATTCGGTCCAGTCGGCCGCATAGCCGATGCGGACGGCCGGCCCGAGCACGGCGCGCACGTCCGCAGCCAGCTCGCGGAGCTTCTCGACCGCCGGATAGCTCGCCGGGCCGTCCCGCAGCCGCGTCAGCCCGACCATCTCGGAGCCGATCAGGAAGCCGTCGACCCCGCCGGCCGCAAGCGCCATCCGCGCCATGTGCAGCACGAAGCGCCGGTAGGACCATTCGTCCGGGCCGTCATAATCGACCGTCAGCCTGTCGTCGCGCCAGTGGAAGTCGCCGGGCGCGGCCGCGCCGAAAAAGGCGTCGACCTCGGCCGAGATCGCCGTCGTCCCGTCGGGCGAGCCGGGATGGCCCGGCGCGGGGATGCAGGCGATGCGGCCGCGCCAGGGATAGGCTGCCTGCTCGGCCCCGCCATAGGGGTCCGGCAGGCCGTTGCCGGGCGCCACGTCCATCATCACGAACGGGTTCAGCATCACCTTCAGGCCGCGATCGTTCAGCTCGCGGATCGCCTGAAAGAGCGAGCGGTCGGCCGGAGCGCCGCCGACGGCCGGCGCGCCGTCGCGCAGGCTGACCTGCGGGACCTGGTGGCGCTCGCGGTCCGAGACCCGCCACTCCCAGGGCCGCGTCGGCTTGGCGTCGAGCTCGGACTTGGGGACGATCTCGCAACGGCCAACGCGCAGATCCGTGCCGTGCCAGGCGGCCACCAGCGAGACGTGCCGGATCGAAGGCGCCAGCGCCTCAAGGTCGTCGAGCGCCGTCAGCAGGTCGGCGCGGCCGCCGGCCACATGGGCGTTCTCCGCCGCCCAGGCGCCGAAGCCCGCCTTCCGTTCCACCACGTCGGTCGCATAGGCGAATTCGGACGCGCCGGGGATCAGCGTCACGCCAGTGACGAGGTCCTCGAGCTGCGGCGACGCGGAAGGCGGGCGGCGGATCACCTCGACGGTGATCTGCGGCACGCGGTTGCCGAACGCCTCCAGCGGCAGCTCCTCGAACACCAGATAGGCGAGCCCGCGATAAGCCGGCGCGAAATCCGCGCCCTCCACCGCCACGATCTTCGGGTCGGGCTGCTGGTCCTCGGTCCCACGGTAGAGCCGGATCTCGTATTCGCCCTTGTCGAGCGGCTCGCCATCCGCCCAGATCCGGCCGATCGCGTCGATCCGGCCCTCGCACAGGCCGACCGCAAAGCTCACCGAATAGGCGTAGGTCGTGGTCTTGACCTTCGGTCCGCCGCCCTTGCCGCCATGGTTCTCGGTCGAGCGCGTTTCGCGGAACCGGCTCGCCCAGATCACTTGCCCGCCGACCCGCATGCGGCCATAGACGCGCATCACCGCCGCGCCCTCGGTCGAGGCGGTGATGCGGAGGTCGGTGAGGCGTGGCCCTTTGGACTTCTGCGTCGGGGCGAGCAGGCTCTGGTCGAGCGCCGAGCCTGCGAGGCCGCCGAGCGCGCCGCCGAGCGCCGCGCCCGACAGCGTCGCGCCGAACAGGCTGATGCCGCCGGGCAGCAGCGCCCCGCCGATCGCGGAGCCGACGGCGGTGAGCGCAAGCACGGCCATATGGGAGACTTCCGGAAATCTGGATGTGCGTACGGGAGAAGGGCGTCATCCTCCGGCTTGACCGGAGGATCCATTTCGAGCGTCGAGCCCGGGCGCGGCATGGGTCCTCCGGTCGAGCCGGAGGACGACGAGCTCTATCTTGCGGGCGTCCGCTCCGACTCAGCCGGGCGATCGCGCCGGATACCGGAACCGGCCCACGAGCCGGCGGCGCCACAGCTCGGGGATCGGGGTCTCGGCCACGGCGTGGCCGTCGCAGGCGTGGACCATCGTTTCCGGGCCGGTCGCGATCCCGGCGTGCTGCGCGCGGCCGTCGCGGCGCACGCGGAACAGCAGCACGTCGCCGGCCGCGACCGGCCCGGCCGGCTGCGCGACGAGCCACCGGCAGGCCGCCTCGAACATCATTTCGCCGGCGCCGTCGGCCGCCCAGGAGCGGGCATAGGGCGGCGGCGTCTCGGGTTCGGGCCCGACGAGCTCCCGCCAGACGCCGCGCACCACGCCGAGGCAGTCGGCGCCCACGGCCTTGAGGCTCGCCTGGTGGCGATAGGGCGTGCCGATCCAGGAGCGCGCCGCGGCCACCACGACGCCGGCATCAAGGCTCGGTCGAAGCGGTTCGCCCAGAACCTCAGACAAGCCGGCCTCCGTCGTTGTCGCCGTCCTCGCGCGCGGCGCCGGACAGCCAGTCATTGCCCGGCATCTGCGGAAATCCGCGGAAGTTCAGCAGATTCGAGAAACGGTCGCGGCAGGTCGCGAGCTGCTTGTCGCAGCCGGCCGTCACCGTGAACGCGTCGCCAAGGGCGACGGGCATCGGGGGCGGCTCGGCAACTTCGACGAGCGCGTCCGCATGCCGCCGCACCTCCGCGGCAGCGCCGGAATTGGCGCCGTTGGTCCAGACGAGCCGGCCGCGCGCGAAGATCGCGCCGCGGCCGGCGAGCGCGGCGGCGGAAAAGCCGCGATCGCCCATGACGCTCGCCACCTCGCCTTCGGCGCGATGCTCCGGCCGCGACAGGTCGACCCCGCAGCGCGCGTCGCCGAGATCTGCGTCGCAGGCCCGCTGGTAGACGCGGCCCTGGGGCTGCGCCAGCGCATGCGTCAGGCTCCTGAGCTCGGCGGTGAACAGCGCGCCCTCGCGCGCGACCTCGCCAAGGGCCCCGGAGAACAGCAGAACCCGGCTCTCGGGCGCCGCCCAGTCGACCAGGAACAGCGCGACCTCCGCGCCGTCATAGAGCCCGCGGGCGAGATCTGGCTCCGACAGCCCGGAATCGTCGAGCGCCCCGACGACGTCGAGCCCGCCGACCGCCAGCCCGAGCGCGCTTTCGGCCGCCGACGCGGTCATGCCGGCAGCGGCGCGGAACACCACGCCGTCGAATGAGAGGTCCTGGTCATGGTCGGTGAAGCCCAGCGAGACGCCGTCGCGCCGGGTCAGCCGCCAGCAGCGCGCCAGCGTGGTGACGCCCGCGTCGAGCGCCGACTGCATGGTTTCAGGAATCTGCCGCACAGCGACCCTCCGTCACTTCAGGCGGATCTCGACCAGCGGGATTGAGGGGGCAGAGCCGGCCTCGAAGGCGGCGAGCTCAACGTCGAGCCGGTCCGTGTCGAACCGCACCGGCACGTCGAACGCGAAGCCGGCGGTCACCGCCGCGCCCTCGGGCGGCGCTGCGTCCAGCACGATCGCGCCGCCGCTCGCGTCGAGCGTGAAGGCCGCGGTCTCGACGTCCGCGACCGCGACCCGCACGGTCCCGGCGACCGGTTTCAGGATCGGCCGCCGGTAGGGATCGAAGGCCGCCCCATAGGTCTTCCGGAGCGGGAACCGCGCCGTCTCGCCGTCCCCCGCGCCCAAAAGCTGGTCGGTCGGCGCGATCTCTGCGCCGGGCGGGGCGGAGGAATGGTCGAGCGGATCGCGGAAACGGAAGCCGACCAGCCGTCCGCGACGCTCCTAGAAAAACGCCACGACGGCGGCGAGCTGCGCGAGCGTGCGCACGCCGAGACCGGCGTCCCAGCGCCGCCTCGAATGCGCCCACACCGCGTTGCGCTCCTCGAAGCCGGAGCCGAGCGTCGCGATCTCGGTCCTGCGCTCAGGGCCGCCCTTCGCGCCGCGCGCGATGTCGGTCGGAAAGCGCACGTCGTGGAACGGGGTCATGGAGATCTCCGTCATCCCGATCGAGCGCAGCGAGAGCCGGGAGCGTGAACAGAAAAGGCGATCGAGGCGCGATCCCGAATCGGCCTGACGGCCGTCTGGGACGACGCGTCGCTCTCAAAGCCCCCGCCTTCCCCGCGCCACGGCCCGCGCGAGGGCCGCGGCGACCTGGGTCTCGGAGCGGCGGAAGCTTTCGACGTCGGGCGTCGCGATGTTGACGGTGACCGGCCCGTGTCCGGCGCCGGCAGCGGCCACGCCGAGCCTTCCGTCGGCGCCGCGGGCGAGCGGCGGCACGGCCTCGGGCCCGGCCTCGCCGGCGAGCGCGAGCGAAGCCCCGCCCGAGGACAGCACGGTCGGCGCGTTCAGCACGCCCCCTTGCGCGAACGGGGTGACCCCGCCGAGCAGGCCGCGCGTCAAATTGGCGAACACGCCGCCGAGCGCGTTCTCGACGGGCCTCAGCGCGGCCGAGAGCGCGAGCGCCGACAGGCGCGTTCCGAGGCCGCGCAGCACGTCGCTCAGCGAGCGGCCCTTCACGACGCCGCCTTCGAGCGCGTCGCCCAGCGCGCGGCCAAAGCCGCGCGACAGGCGCTCGGCGTCCGTCACCTCGCGCCGGAAGGCGCTGAGATCGACATTGATGACGATCGGATCAGTCGCGGCCATGCGTGTTCTCCCGATCCGGGAAGCGCGCCATCAGCGCGGCGAGTTCGGAGCGTCGGAGCGGCGCGGCGCCGCGGCGGCCGGAAAGGCCCTGCGCGGCGGCGGCGATCTCACGTGGCGTCGCGCGCCAGAACGCCTCCGGCCCGAGCCGCAGCACGCCGAGCCCGAAACCGGTCAGCTCGTCCCAGGGAAAGGGTTTTGGGCGCCCGCGCCGCCGCCCTCCCCCGCGCCGCCGAAGGTCGCTTCCAGAAGCTCCGCCACAGCCCGCACAAAGCCCGCCGCGCCGTCCTCATGGGTGAGCCGCGCGACCTCGGCGTCGGTGATCTCCGCGCCGGCGCCGCGCAACCCTGCGCCGAGAATGCGCAGGGCGTCGGCGGCGGAGAGCCGGCCGCTTTCAAAGCGCTCGGCGAGCGCCGCGAGATCGCCGACGCCGAACGCGTGCTCCAGCTCCGCGAGCGCGCCCAGCGTCAGCACGAGCCGGCGCGGCCGGCCATCGAAGGCGGCCTCCGTCTCGCCGCGGCGTCGGTTCACCGGCATGGCGTTCTCCTGCACATGAACTTCGACTGGGCCGCGCCGCCGCCCGTAGCTTCCAGAACTGAAGTCGCCCGGCCGATTAAGGTTTACGAAAGCTTTCGCTACCGGCCGGCCCGCATTGACTGCAGGCTGTTCTTCGACATCACCAGAAAAGGGGAACCCGCCATGGCGGTCGAGATCGAGAGCGTCATGCAGAGGCTGGACGCGCAGGCCAGACGCCTGAAGCAGCGGGCGGTCGCCGGCGAAGCGGGCGACGCGGCGCTGACGGCGGAGAGCCTGGCGCTTGTGTCCGAGGCGATCCTGCGGATCGGCCGCGACGTCCGGCAGCTCAGGCTTCAGCTCGCGGAGCGCCAGGGCTAAACGGCCGCGAAGCTCAGGGCGCCGGCGCTTTCCAGCGCGAGGTCGTAGGCGACCTCGCCGGCGTGGTCGCCGCGGAACTCGAACCCGGTGACCTGGAACGGTCCCTGCACGGCGCCGAAGTCTGGAATCACGATCTGGAATTCTGCGATCGCGCCGTCGAACACGAGGCCGCGGACAAGCGCGTCGGAGGCCTCGTCGCGGAACACGCCCGCGCCGGCCACGCTCGCCTTCTTGACGCCCGCGCCGGCCAACAGCTCGCGCCAGCG